CAAAATTATCTATTAACTAATGGTTATGTTGAATTAAGCGCAAATCATGCTTTAGGTGCTGGCTTATCAACTGTTATGAGATCATCAGATGTTAGAAATGACATATACATAAATTATGGCAATAACTACAATTCACAGGTTACAGCTAGTGATGCAACATCAATTACTCTTTATGGCTACAAAGCCGAAACTATCAATTCTAGGGTTCAAGGTGCAGTAGATGCTCAAGCTATTGCTGATCGCTATATTGACCAAAGAGCCTACCCACAACCAGCATTTCAATCTATAACATTCCCAATCACTAACTCAGAAATTGACAATGCCGATCGTGATGACTTATTGGGTGTATTTATGGGAATGCCTGTTGATATTAGAAATCTGCCTAGCCAAATATCAGGTGGCACATTTCAAGGATATGTTGAGGGCTGGTCATGGAGCACTCGATTTAACGAGTTATTTTTGACAATCAATGTTTCACCAGTTGGATTTAGCCAAGTGGCGATGCGTTGGAATACAACCCCAGCCACAGAGGCTTGGAACACACTAAACCCAACATTGACTTGGGAGTACGCTACAATAGTAGCCTGATAGAAAAAGGATAAAATGGCAACCACTACCAATTATGGCTGGACAACACCAAACGATACTGATTTGGTTAAAAATGGAGCCAGCGCGATTCGTTCGCTTGGAACTGCAATTGATACAACTGTTTTCACAAATGCTGGCAACGCAATCGCTAAAACTATTGTTGATGCCAAAGGCGACATTATTGCAGCCACAGCAGCAGACACAGTTGCAAGATTAGCAGTTGGAACTAATAATCATGTTTTAACAGCAGACTCCTCAACAGCCACAGGATTAAAATGGGCTGCTGCTGCTGGCGGTGCAGGAAACATGGTTCAAGTTGCAACTGGAACTTTAAGCGGAACTAGCGTAACAATTTCATCATTATCAACTTATACTGATTTAATTTTAAGAATGTCAGGAGTTTTAACTGGTGGCTCTTATCAAATAAAATTGTTAATTAACAATAACACAGGATCAAATTACAATAGTTTAACAGTAAGAAATACAAATGATAGTAATGACTGGGAAAGAGATTTGGATGGTTTAGACACTGGAATAATTGTTCCAGTCGGTGTTAGTCAATATAATAATGGAAACAACAATTGGAATTTCAAATTTACTAATTGTAAAAATGCAGGATTTACAGATTATCTAATTCACCCAACACATGTTCGAGTCGATGCTGGTGATCGTTACATTATTACAGGTGCAGGCGTTTATATTCAATCGGAAGCCGTAAGTTCTTTAGTAATTACAACTGCTGCTGGTTCAACATTTACTGGCGGTTCATATACACTTTGGGGGGCATAATGTTTAGAATTGAACACAATGTTGAAACTGGCGAAATAATTGAAATTCCTTTGACTGCTCAAGAAATCAAAGAAATTGAAAAATTACAAAAAGAAGCAGCAGAACAACAAGCAATTATTGATGCAGAATTAGCAGAAAAAAAAGCAGCACGCCAAGCAATTGCAGATCGTCTTGGTTTAACTGCTGATGAATTAAAATTGCTACTTGGCTAATGAAGCCTTGGTTATCTAAAGCTGCTGAAACCTTTAGGGAACAAGTAAATGTCTGCTTCCCTGATCGCAAGCGCACAAGTGATGGATGGATTGGTGATGCTCGCCATTCAGCCAGAGTCAGTCAGCATAACCCGAACGAACGCGGTGAGGTATGTGCCATCGACATTGACGCTCGCCTATCTGACCAAGAAGGAATTAGTTTCGATCTGGCAGATCAGATTCGACAGGCAGCAAAAAAGGATAAGCGTTTTCTGTATGTAATCCATGCTGGTAAAATTGCATCAGCAAAGTCGCTTTGGAAGTTTAGAAAATATAGGGGCATAAATCCCCATCATAAGCATATTCATATTTCTTTCAAGCCAAATCAACCTGGTCATAAGTTCGACATCCCACTACTGAAAGGTAACTAATGAAACTATCTAAAAAACACAAAGCAGCAATTAAGTCATATTTAAGAGCTGTCGCAGCTAGTGGAATAACAGTTGCTTTAGCAATAGTGGCTGACATCCATCCAGCTTATGCAACTTTGCTTGGTGCAGTTGTTGCTCCAATAGCAAAGGCGTTAGATCCAAAGTCCGGGAGTGAAGTAGATTATGGCTTTAGTGAAAAATGAGTCCAAACGAATTAGTCGCATTTGGCGTTGGCGTTTGCAGTATCGCGACCGCTTTATTGCTGGCTCTACGATGGGTTATTAAAAGTTTCTTAAGCGAACTTCGCCCGAATTCTGGCAGCTCGATCAAAGATGCAATTAATCGTATTGATGAAAGAAGTTCTCGACTAGAAACGCGTGTTGATGAACTGTTCTCATTAATTAATAGGCGATAATTTTTGTCATGGCGAACACACGAAAACGCACACCACGCAAAAAGGTTAATCGGAGAGTAGTTCGCCACACTCCTGAGCCATTAAGTAAAATTGATCAACATTACATGGCTTTGCATGAATGCTACAAAGCAGCCAGAAAAGCAGGATTTACGCCTGAACATGCTTTTTGGCTTATGACTGAACATAAAACATTCCCTGATTGGATTGTAGGCGATGGCGGGATAATTCCTTCCATAGATCCAACTGACGATGAGGATGACGATTAAGCGATACTTAGTAATAAGTGATTTGCAAATTCCATACCACCATGAAACAGCTGTTAAAAATGTTATTAAGCTGGCTCGAAAAGAAAAGTTTGATTCAGTATTATGCGTGGGTGATGAGATTGATTTTCAAACCATTAGTCGATGGGCTGAAAAAACACCTTTGGCTTATCAACAAACCCTTGATGATGATAGAACAGCAACTCAAGAGATTCTTTGGGCTTTAACTGAAAATGCTAGAGAGGCTCATATTGTCCGCAGTAATCATACTGATCGCCTTTATAACACTTTATTAAAAGTACCTGGCTTAATCAGCCTACCTGAGCTGCAATACTCCAAGTTCATGGATTTTGATTCTTTAGGCATAACCTTCCATAAATCATTTTACGAATTTGAAAAGGGCTGGATCTTGGCTCATGGCGATGAAGGTAACTCAAATCCTAATGCCGGAATGACTGCGTTGAACCTTGCTCGCAAAACGGGCAAAAGTTGCGTCATTGGGCACACGCATCGCTTGGGCATGAGTGCCTATTCTGAGGGCATAGGAGGCCATTACAGGCCTTTATATGGCGTTGAGGTAGGAAACCTTATGAACAAGGCAAAAGCCTCTTATACGCGAACTGTGGCCAATTGGCAGATGGGTATTGCTATCCTCGAATGGAATGGCAAAAACATGACTCCTACGCTTATCCCAATTAACAAAGATGGATCATTTACAGCTCTTGGAAAGTCTTATGGGGCGTGAAACAGACTATCAGCCACGCACGATTGATGATCATATTGATCAATTTGAGGATCTTAATGTTATCTAATCGTTATAAAACTTTAGCCAGGAAATGGTTGCGCTGTCGGTAAATAGCGTCATACTAATCCCAACGCAAACAAATGTTTTGCGGAACGGGAGCAAGAATGGAAAATGCAATCTATTGGATGATTCTGGCAGGTTTTGTCGGAATGGTCATTTACTTCATTGATGAATGGCGTATGGAAAAACATTACGAAAATGGCTTTTGGGCTGGTAGATCAGCTGGATGGAAAGCCAGTAATGAACATCAAGAAAGACTTCGCAAGTTAAAGTCAAGAGCGGTTTTTGATTATGACAAAAACTGAGGATCTATTAAATGATGCTATTAAAACGATCCAGTCAAGAGGCCTTGTTTATGGTCATCCCATGTATAACATGGAGCGAATCAGTAAGCTGGTCAGTTCGTATCTTGAGTATCCCATCATGCCACATGATGTTTGTATCATTAACATATTACAAAAAATTAGTCGTCTACAGGAAACGCCGGGACATTATGACAGTTTGGTGGACATCGCAGCATACGCAGCAATTTACAGGATTGTTTTTGAAGCAGAAACCGACATCAATTTCAAAAAGGGAGATGATTTGTAATGGCTTTCAACTTAAATGAGTATGAGGATGTGGCTACTTTGAATAAATGGTTTATTAGTAACTTCCCGTTGGGTCGATCTGATATATCAGTTATCAGCCATGATCCAAAAGAGGGTTACATTCTAATCCAGGCAACATTATGGAGAGATAGTTCAGATAATTGTCCGGCTGTTTCTAACATAGCATTTGGATCAAGAGAAACTTACATCCCTAACATGAAAAAGTTTTATGTTGAGGATACAGCTACTTCCGCTCTTGGAAGGGCAATAATTTTACTTAAGGGATCTGACAAAACAGCAACTAAAGATGATATGCAAAAGGTTGAAGTTAAATCAGAGCCAAATACCTACGAAAAGAAATTACAGGAAAGGCGTTACGGATTACCAGGTTCAAAATCAGCAGCAGTTGAGGATGCTTTAAGAGCTTCATTTGCAGTTGAGAATAAGCAAGATGATCCACAGGCTTGGTCTGTTGCTGAGGTTGTAGACTCTATTGGTGCATCAACACCAAATGAGCCACCATCATGCGAACATGGTCATATTCTGAAGCAAGGCATATCTAAGACAGGTAAGCCATATTATGGATATGTTTGCAAAGGTAAAGTTACTGAACACGCTAAATGGGCAAAGATGACAGCTAATGGCAAATGGTTCTTTGAGGGGGTCGAATAGTGGGCTATATTGCTTTTATAAATGGCCGTGGAGTTCAGGTCGTTATGGATGATAATGGTGTGCATTTAGAGGAATCGATTGTCAAATGCGAAGTATGCGATGATGACCGAATCTTTAAGGATGGCACATGTTTCAAATGCCACGAATTGATCAATTATGACGAATCCAACTAGGTTCAAATGTAATGGTTGCAAACGCGACACAGAGTTCTTATGGCTTGATGCTACTGAAATGCCAGATGGTTTCAAATTATATCAATGTATGGATTGCGGATGCGTGGGAGTCAAGAATGTGGTTGAAGCATTGGATGTTCCTGACTCAGATATTACTAGATGCGAAAATTGTGGTATGTGGAAGTTTGCAGCCAAAGCGTGCCACACATGCGAATTGATTGGAACTAAATAATGCCTACATACGAATACAGCTGTAGAAAATGCGGAACTTATGGATCAGTGCATAGGACTTACAAAGAGGATGATCCGGGCTTAGATTGCCCTAAATGCAAGATTGCTATGAATAGGTTGTACTCAGCACCGGGCTTAGTTTTCAAGGGTGATGGATGGGCTGGTAAATCATGAGCGAAATAACTTATGGCAAAGATGAGTGCTATACGCCTAAATGGGTCTTTGACACATTGGGATTAGAGTTCGATTTAGATGTTGCGAGTAGTCATCATCCGCTAGTAGTTGTGCCCACCAAAAACAAATACACACTTGATGATAATGGCCTAGAAAAGCCTTGGTTTGGCCGTATTTGGATGAATCCACCATTTAGCAAAGTAACGCCATGGATTGACAAATGGCTAGACCATGCAAATGGCTTATGTTTAGTTCCTCTTAGCTCAAATGGTCGTTGGGTCAATAAATTATGGGATAGCGATGCTGCATGTTGTTACTTACCGCCTAATATGGCATTTCAAGGAGCTAGTGGCCACATTGTTAAGATGCGTTGGCGAACCGCCGTATGGGCTATCGGTGATGACAATATCGAAGCATTACGCAAGTTAGGTAAGGTTAAACAATGAATGGCTTTGATGAGTCTTGGATTGAAACAGATGACATACGTATTACAACATGCCGTCTGACCTGCGGTTTTGTTAATTGATTTGGAGGCATATGATACGCTCTAGGACGCATTCGCCCTCAAGGCGAAAAGGCGAGCCGCGCTGCGGTAAGCTCGCAAGGTGCACGCTAGTTGGGCTCGCTCTATTTGTAGCACAAATTGTAGGCCTTGAAAGAGCTGAATCTCAAACAATTAAGGTTAATACATTAAAGCAAATTACATTCCATAAGATGAATTACAACTTTGAACAGTTTTACTGTTTAGATGAGATTGTATATAAAGAATCAAGATGGAACTACAAAGCCAAGAATCCTAAGTCAAGTGCTTATGGTCTATTTCAAATACTTAAGAGCAAAGAGAAAGATCCTATTAAACAGATTGATAATGGATTGAAGTACATAAATGCAAGGTATGATGGATGCGCGTGTACTGCGCTCGCACACCATAAGGCTAAGGGTTGGTATTGATGGGTAGATCTGCATTAAGAGATACTGGATCAACCAGACATTGGCGTAAGATAAGAGAGCGGATACTTAGACGCGATCAATACACATGCAATTACTGTGGACAGGAAGCTGATACTGTCGATCATGTAATACCTAGACGCTTAGGTGGATTAGATACTGATGATAATTTAGTTGCAAGTTGTTCAAGGTGTAATTATTCGAAGGGCGGGGGTTTTTTTGTGCGCAAGAGAACAC